TTAGCTGGTTTATTTGGTACTGCACTTGGATCTAACAAGTTAGACGTAGCAAAAGGTGCTTCTGGTACTGCTCTAGAGGCTAACTTCTTAACAGCTTCAACTATTGCAAGAGCAAGAAACTTGCTTGGAGAACGTGGTGATGACTTAGACATCCTTATCGTTCATCCATCAGTTGCTTACTACTTGTATCAAGTTGGATTGTTAACTTTCTCTACTTCTGCTTTATCTACTGGAACAGGTATCCAGTGGGGTGGCGGTGGTGTTGGCGTTAGTGCAAGATCCATCGGTGAATTTGCTGGCTGCCAAGTTGTAGTTGACTCTGCTGTTAACACAGTTGCACCTTCTAGTACATCTGGTCATCAGGTAGAGTTCTTCTGCTACTTAACAACAGCAGGTACAATTCTTGAAGGTCAGCAACAGGCACTAAGAATCGAAGCTGAAAGAAACATTCTTTCTAAGCAAGATGTTATGTCTGTTGATTATCACACTGCGTATCATGTTATGGGTACTAAGTGGAATGATGCTGCTGACAACCCAACTAATGCAAACTTAGCGACAGCTAACAAGTGGGCAATCACATATGATGCTGACTTAATTCCATTGGTTCAGTTAACAGTTAACTCTCCTCTTGATACTTCAACTTATTAATTGTATTATTAAGTTGCAAAGCAAAGCTAATAAAACCTCATCAATTATTGGTGGGGTTTTTTCTTTACGCTACAATAAAACTAAATTACTTTTTGGATCGTGGCAGCAACTATAGACGCTACATTATCAGGAACTTCAGCTAATAGTTACGTTACATTGGCTCAAGCTAATACATATTTTGAAACTGTACCTGATTCTACGACTTGGACAAATAAAACAGATGATCAAAAGAATAGAGCATTAATAGCAGCAACTAGAGAAATAGATAACTTAGTTTTTTATGGTGACAGATGTGATAATGGTCAGGCTTTAAAGTTTCCTAGAAATAACTATGAAGTAGATGATGTTGTACTTGCTTGTACAGCCGTTCCAAATAATATTAAATATGCACAATATGAATTAGCTAGAGCATTAGCAAATGATACTGATGCAATTACTGGAAATACAGGTACAGCAGGTGTTCCTTCTGAAGTGAAGATTGGTGATTTAGAAGTTAAATATAATGAAAAATCACAAAGTACAGGAACAGTAAATAATGTATTTGATGTCTACCCTTGGATACAAAGTTACCTTGGAGCATATTGTTCTGGTGGTAGTGGCAGCTATCAAGTAAGAGTGATGAGAGGATAATATGGCAGCAATAGACAATATTTTTGGAGCAATACCTGCACAAGTTTTATCACAATTTGGTCAGGATATAACATATATAAAAACAACAACACCTCGTACTTATAACCCTACAAGTGGTGCTGTAACAGGATCTGATACAAACGTAACTGTAAAAGGAATTATATCTCAAATAAACTCAAGTGAAAATGAAGGGGTTTATCAAACAAGTGATTTAAGTGTATTGATTGGTGCTGAAGAATTAGGTAACTATTATCCTACACAGGCAGATCGTATTCAATATACACAAGCAGGGTCTACTGTTCAGGCTAAAATAATATCAATCAGAACATATAGAGGTGATGAACCTATATATCATTCTTTAGTAGTGAGGCCACAATAATGACAAGTCCTAGAAAAATTGAACAGGATTTTTTAAGACAGGCAATGAAGAATCAACAAAGTTATTTTAGACGTATTGATAAAGCAGCAAGAACAGCAGCTAAAAATGTTATGAATGATTTAGCAGATCGTGGTCCAGAATATACAGGTATTTTTAAAGATAGTTGGAGAGCAAAAGTTATAGAAACTGGTAGACAGAGAGAAGGTGAGTATCCTTATAGTATTCTTGATATTCCTAAGATTCTTCCAGATAAATCAACAGCTTTTGATATGAAAGTAAAAAAGATTCCAAAATTAGAAATTTATAATACTCAACCTTATCAAGAATATGCTTTAGATTTAAAAAGAGGAAAATTTAGACCTGACGTATACGCTAATGGTCAGCCAATTCCCCCTATTGGTAAAGTTGTTAAGCAAGGCGGTAGAGGTAATAACACTGTTTTTCGAGGTGAATTTGTTAATAATGCTGGTACTGGTAAAAGTACGGCAAGACCTAATTGGTTTAGAACTTATATTAAAGGTGCTAAATTTAGATCGTCTATAGAAAAAGGTGTTCGTTTAGGTTTTACAGAATAATGAATTATCAATCAATTAGAGCAGCAATAGAAAATCCAATTCTTACTGCTTTTACAAATTTATCTCCTTCTATACCAGTGTTTTTTGATAACATTACTGCTGCTCCATTAAGTAGTGTTACAGAATATGTACGAATAAACGTTACTTTTGGAGAAACAAATGATTCTACATTGACTTCTAGTGTTGATAATGCCAGAGGTGCAATAATAATTGCTGTTTTTACTGAAAAAGGTAAAGGACCTGCAAGAAATCAAACATTAATTACAACAGCAGTTGATGTTTTGGAAACTTTAAACAATACAGCAAAAACAAATTCTGGTGTATTTTTTAGAGTAGGAAATATTAGTGGACCGTCATTTTCTTCAACTGAAACACCTCCTTTATTTGAAGGTGTTATAGAAAGTTCTTATATTGCTACAGTTATAAGCTAAACAAATTGCAAAAAACACGCTAATGTATAGGGTATACAATTCTTTTTAAGAATCATGGCTGTAACCGCTTTATCTGGAACATCTGGAGCTTTATATTACAAACCTGCTGGTACAAAAGGTACTTTTGGATCTGCTGCCGTAGTTATTGGAACTGAAACCATTACTATTGAAACGTATTTAAATTTTAAAGTAGGTGATCCTGTTAAATTTAGTGTTATTAACTCACAAACTGGTGGATCTGGAACGGGTACATTACCAGCAGGGTTAACTACTTCTGATACTTTTTATGTAATTGCATATACAGCAGCAACAGGAGCATTACAGGTTTCAGCTACTTCTGGTGGGTCTGCTGTAGATATTACAAATACAGGAACAGTTGCTTCGCCTAATGAGTTTCAGGTAGCTTATGCAGCTTTTGCCAGCGTTTCACAAGTCAGGGAATGGACATTTGAAATATCTAGAGAAGAAATAGATGTAACAACTATTGGTGGTACTCCAACACAATTCACTCCATTTAGAAAATATATTGCAGGTTTTGGTGATGGTACTGGTTCTGCTACTGCTTACTTTACAAACGAAGATTCTGCAATGGTAAACCGTATGGTACAAGATGTACTACAAAGACAACAGGTAGGTGCAGCTATGAAGCTATATATGGATCAAGTATTTACTGGTGGAGCAGTTAGTGACACATTAAGTAGATTTATTGAATTTGATGCAACATTAACTTCTGCGTCAATGAATGTTAACCCAGATGATGCACAATCTGTAAGTATAGAGTTTAGACCTGCAACACAACCAGTATTTGATTTTGCTACTGCATAAAAGGTTGAGTTTATTGCAGATATGAATTAGACTGATACAGTAATAATATTATTTGTATGGCATCAAACAAAACTATGCGAGCAATAGATCGCTTGCGTAAAGCTGCTAATTTAGAAGCTACAAAAAAAGAAGTTACATTATCTGATGGAACGGTATTTGAAATGTGGGTAACACCTTTAACTTTAGCCGAAAAAGAAAGAGCACAAAGAATGGCAAAGTCTGATGATGCTAATGAATTTGCTTTACGTTTACTTCTTACAAAAGCACAAGATGAAACAGGAGAAAAACTATTTCAAGTTGGTGAAATAGATGTTCTTAAAAACGAAGTAAGAGATTCAGATTTACAAAAATTAATGTTAAGCATTATTCAGGAGGATGAAGAACCTCTTGACCCAAAAGACTAAGTGCTGAACTGCGTAAAGACAGTTTAATGATGTTGCAGTTTGGTATTGCTAAAGAATTAGGTATGAGTCTTGCTGATGTTAGAAAAATGACATTAGAAGAAGTGATTGGTTGGAGTGCTTATTTTCAAGTGTTAAATGAAAATCAAGAAAAAGAAATGGAAAAAGCTCGCAGACGTAGGTAGAATAGAAAAAAAATAAAATTGTGGAAAATATAAGAACTAAAATTCAAATTGCGGTAGAAGGTGGTAGGCAAATAGGTCAGTTATCAAAAGAAATAAATTCGTTAGCAAAAGATATTACTTTAGTAAATAGTGGTGCACAAGGTTTAGTTAAAAGTTTTGATGTCGTAAGTAAAACTGTTACTGAAGCAAAAAAAGCATTTAATGGAGCTTCTCTTGATATAAAAGATGCAGCAGTTGCTGCCGAAAAATTAGTTAGAGCAAATAATGAATTAAATCAAGTTTTAAGACAACAAAAACAATTACAACAAGATGCAGGTAATAAATTAGCAAGAGAATCTCGGAGCACAACTCCAGAAATACAAAGAGCCTTGTCTCCTACAACAGGTGGTAGTAGGCAACAACAAATGAGTAATCAACAGGTTAACGAGCAATTAAATAGACAGGCTCAAGGTGTATTAGATATGGAAAGGATGAGAGTTCAAGTAAGAAGAGGAATTATTGCATCTTTAGAAGAGGAAGCAAGACAAGAAAATAGACTTCATGAAATAAGAGTTCAAAGTTTTGAAAACATACAAAGGGAAAGAGTTAAACAAAGTGTTCATGATAAAAAATTACGGGTTCAAGATAAATTAAAAAATCCTCTTAATAGAATTGGTCATAACTTAAGAGGTAGAGGACAAGATGCTATGAACGCTAGAGGAATGGCAACATCTAATGCAATTATTGGTGGTGCGTTTCCATTGTTATTTGGACAAGG